CTGAAGAAGTATGGCATGGGTTACGAAACGAGTAAATATTTCGATAACCATATCCACTGGCCCCAAACGATCCACGTGATTAAGTTTGGCTGGCTTGGGACAAACTATCAGGAGACGGGATGGGTACAGAACTCTGTTAACGAGTTGCGAGGGTATACGCGGTCTATTGAGGCGCTGAAAGAGTATGAGAACGACCTGGCGAAAGACAAGGTGTTTAAGGACATGGTTGCTTTCGGATTTGGGATGTCTCAAATGACAGGCACGATTATTAAGCACATTGACCCGAATAAATTTAAGCCATGAGTAAAAACTTCTTCATCGACCTGCATATCTATCCGTTCAACGTAATGTTCAGCATAGGCGAGACTGATGCAGAATTAAAAGAACAACTGGACGGGATAGCGGAGTGCCTGACTATACCAACGCTGCTGCAGGACCTTTCATTGGAAAAAAGCGGAGGCATGTGCTATTGCTTGCCTAAAGGCTCTACAATCATCCGGCTAAAGGCAAACGACGGTTCGGCTAAATGGATGAGTACATTGACCCATGAAATATTCCACGCGGTTTATTACACAATGGCGTTTATCGGATGTAAATTAGGCGAGAAAAGCGAAGAGGCATACGCTTACCTGATCGGATACATCACCGAGCAATTTTGGAACGAATTAAATTTATCTTAATAACTTATAAAAATGAAAGAATTTGAAGTGCAATTTTCAGGATTGGTAAATGTTGCTGCTGAAAACCTTGAGGATGCGGTAAAAATATTTTACGCAATTCAAGAAAATATTAAAACAATTATTCCAAACATCGCTATTGGGCCAAATCAATTTCATACACAAGATCAGGATACTCCAAATGTTGTCCACGGCACGTGTGAAGTCTGTAATAGACCATTATTCAATGAAGATGAATACGATATAGACAATGAGGGTATTATTTGGCACAAAGAAGATTGCACCAATTAGCATTTGATTAAAATCACAAACGAATTAAATTTTAACCACAAAAAATAATAACATGAAAACGGACAAATTACAACTGAGAGAAGTGGCACTTGCTACATCATCACGAATTCAGGCACCTAACGGTCAGCAAAATTCATTAAGCCAATACACAAAAGTAGAGCGAACCGCTGAGCAGATTATTGCCGATGCTGAAAAGATTTACCAATGGCTAATCCAGGATGGCGATGTTAATTAGCAAGCACTTCCCCACCGAGGCCGAACTGCTTTCGTGGGTTAATGCCGGTAACGTTAGAGTTGGCGACATTATGAGCATCAATTACAAGGCTGCAGATGGTTCCTGGATTTTATTTTACGCGGAGTAGAGATGAGGAACTTTAACTTTAAAAGACGGCACGACCACTTCGATTGCAAAGTGTTTTACGGCACCCGGTATCTTGGCGGAATTTGGATTAGATTATGGACCGGCCATGGCATCTCGATTAAGGATACCCGGTTAAACCCGTTGCTTTTTTCAGAGCGATACAACTATGAGAAGTTCGCTTTTACAATTGGCAATTATTACTTTAAATATTTAAAACCCTAACCATGGCCCACGAATGTCCAACCTGCTCGTCGACCTGCTATTGCCAGGGAGACTTTGAGAACGAAGTAAAAGGAAGATTTGCTGACTGCACGCACTGCGATGATCCAGTCGAAGCTTTCGTTGATAGCTTTTTTGATGAACCAACCGGAACTTACATCGACATTTGCACAAATAACCGCGAGAGCAACCTTAAAAACTTTTTATGACCCAATACCTCACCAAACTATTATCGTCGCTCCTGTGTCTTGTATGGCGGCATGACTGGCGTTTTAAGCACACCAACAAGTCCCTTCGCGCTAAATGCGTTAGATGTGGCCGGGAAGAGTGGTATGACGGGTATGGGAAGTGGAGGAAAGTTTAGTAACCACCGGTCCACTTTTCGGAGTGTCCCGAATAAAAGTATAGGGAGCAATCCCGAAACCCTGTAGATGCGAAATTCGTGGCAACTATCTCGATGGCACTACAGGGGGTGGCATTTTAAAGAGTTCACTTTTCGGAGTGGCTCTTTTTTTGAAAAAAGATTTGACATTACGACAAATGGTTGTATCTTTACCGACATGGAAAAACCAATAAATCCCGCAAACTTAATGAGCGTAAATGATTACGCAAGAATTGCCGGTAAAACCAGGCAAACCATCTTTAATTGGGTTAAAGATGGCCGAGTTAAAAAAGTCACCTATCTGGGTAAGGAATGGATCGACAAGTCAACTTTAAAAGAAGTTGCATAGTTATTTTTGGCTCTAAACTTTTTACACAACGTAAAGTAATGAAATACTTCCTACACGATACTAACGCACTCGATGATGAAAAGGTCACAGAACTATTTATGGAATTTGGATATGAGGGTGTAGGATTATTTTACTGCATACTTGAAAAAATAGCAAAGCAGGAAAAGCCGATCAAAACTATCGTACTAAAGCGCCAACTAAAGGTTGGTAAAAAGCTGGATAGATGCTGGCAGTTTATGGAAGAAATACAACTTATTTCATCATCAAATGGTGAAACTTTCAACAAACAATTGCTAAACTTTAGTGAAAAGTACCAAATTAAAAAAGAAAAAAACGCAAAAAGGATTTCAGAATGGCGTGAAAAACAGCAAGTTACAGATAATGTAACGCGTTCTGAAAGTGTTCGTAACACTCCTAAAGTAAAGGTAAGTAAAGTAAATAGAAGTAAAGAGAGTATTAAATTACATTCCGAACCTTCGGTTTCGGACGGGATTTACCCGGCTTGTATGGAGTTGTATAACGCCTTTATCTTAAATCAAACAGGTGTTGGCGCAAAAATAAATTCAGGGACAGGCGCGGCGTTAAACAAAATAATTGCATATCTGAAAACCCAGGTCAAAAATAAAGAAAACCTATCAGAAGATGTCCCTAATGCCTTTGGGTACATATTCAATCACTTTGATAAATGGGAGGCATTCCACAGGGGCCAGCTAAACCTAAATCAAATAGAAAGTAATTTAATAAACATCATAAACTCAATAAAAAATGGAAAATCAAATTCAGCAAAGCAAACACAATCTAAGTACGCGCCTCAATAGTAAAGAAATTGAGATAGCTAAAATTATTTACAAAGTAAATATGTTGGTGAGTTATCCTTTGAGTGACCAGCAAATTGAAGATTGGTCTACAACGCTTAGTGGACTTTACTCTGAATTAGATTTGGTTTTACTATCGTCAATAATAAAGGAATTTATTTTGGATGCGAGGGAGTGGGATCACAGGAAAGGGATTCAAAACATAACTCTTGCTATCCGTACAAAAGGTATCGACGACGACGAGACGATTAGGCAAATTAAAAATATTGAAGAAGAAATGTATCCAACAAAAAGACAAATGATTTACTAATGTCTGAAAAAACAATTAAACAATTATTTGAGGAACTTGGCATAGTTTCAAAAAGAAACTCAGGAACCGATAAGGTTCTTTGCCCAAAGTGTAGTGCTGATCGTAAAAACAAAAAAGACCCGTGTCTATCGATTAACCTGGATACCGGCGAATATAACTGCCATAACGATTGCGGATTTAAAGGCGGCGTTGTTAAATCAGGATTTATCCCAAAACCAAAAGATTATATCAGGCCGGTTTTTACAAACTCTACCGGTCTTTGTGATGGCATGGTTAAATATTTTCAGGGCCGCTGCATTAACAAGCAAACTCTTGCTGATTTTAAAATAACTGAATCCATGAAGTATATGCCACAACTTGAAAGCGAGGTAAAAGTTATTAATTTTAATTATTTCCGTGGAGATGATTTGGTTAATATAAAGTTCCGGCCTGCTAAGAAAGCATTTATGATGGTAAAGGACGCGGAATTGATATTTTACAACTTAAACTCGATAAAGGACAGCGATACGTGCGTTATAACCGAGGGTGAGATCGATTGCATGTCATTGCATCAGATTGGCATTAAAAACGTTGTGAGCGTTCCTAATGGTGCCTCTAAAGGCGCAAATCTTGAATACCTGGATAACTGTATTGAGTATTTTGAAAAAAAGAAGCGAATAATAATCGCCACAGATAATGATGAGGCTGGAATGTCTTTGCGGGAAGAATTGGCGCGGCGATTAGGATACGACATTTGCTACAAAGTAGATTTTGGTGACTGCAAGGATTCAAATGAGTTTTTAAAGTCGCACGGAGAAGAAAAACTTCTTTCGGTGTTCGACGAAAAAAACCTAATTGAATTTCCTATGTCTGGCATTATTACCGCAGATATGGTTTGGGACGATGTGGAATGGCTACTGGAAAATGGATTAAGGCGCGGAGATGTAACCAATATACTTTCCGAATTTGACAAACTTGTTTCGTTTGTTCCTGGGCAGCTTATGGCTCTTACCGGAATACCTAATCACGGAAAGTCTCCATTTGCTCTTTTGGTTATGGCATCTCTATCTCTTCATTCAGGATGGAAGTGGGGAATCTATTCGCCGGAGCATAAGCCACTGTCAATATTTTTAGTCAAAATATGTGAGTTATTATTGGGTAAACGCGCAAGGGCCGGTTATGGATTTCATAAAAACGAAAAAGATTTAGCCAAATCATTTATAAAGGAACATTTTATTTTTATTGAGCCGGAAGATGATAATTATACGCTCGATAGTATTTTGGAAAAAGCAAAGCGCCTTGTAACACGTAAAGGTATTCGCGGACTATTGATTGATCCATGGAACAAATTGGAGCATAACATGGGTAAAGGCGATAACGAAACCATGTACATCTCAAAAGAACTGGACAAGGTTATTAAATTCAATCAGCGTAACTCTGTTTTTTCGATCATAATTGCTCACCCTACCAAAATTAGGAAAAACTTAAAGTCAACGCTGTTCGAGGTGCCAAACCTTTACGATATTGCAGGATCAGCCAATTGGTTTAATAAAGTTGATATTGGCGTTTGTTTCTACAGAAACTTTCAGACCGGACTAAGCGAAATATATGTACAAAAAATGAAATACGAGCATTTAGGATCACAAGGGATGTGCTCAGTCAGGTACAATGTGAATAGTAGCAGATTTTGTAACGAGAAAGGTGATTGGGACAATTCAAATTGGTTGATGCCGAACGCCCCGGTGCCGCAACAATTGTTTGATACGCCACAAATAGAGGGGCACGACCCATCAAAGCAACCAATTTTTGACGAATTACCATTTTAATCATGACAATCGAAGATAAAATCAAAGCCGTGAAAGGATTCGGCAAACTGAAAGTGGGCGAATGGTATAATATTGCCAATAGAGCCGATTTTAAGGACCTTGTAGCGATTATTAAGTGGATGTCGGATTCTGGTGTCAGAATTAAATTATCGGATGACACAGGGCAGGTAATGCTTTATGATGATGCCTACACGATGATTCCGGTCGAAGAGGGTTTCACCGAAGAGGTGCCGTACAAAAACGGAACAATGCAAACAATAACACACCAGGCGAATGAGTTCGGCAAATACAAGCCGAGTTGGAGGGTGTATCTGGGGAGTGAATTAATATCAATCGAAATATAATATGGAAAATTTACCAAATCCAACATTGGATAGAATCAATGATTTCAAAAAACAACCATGGAAGTTTACATCTCTAAAAGAGAAGCCAGACTTTCACACAATGGCGCTACTTGCCGCGCAGACTTTGCCAAATCAATCTATAAATGAATTATTGGCTAATGCCGAAAAGATTGAGTGGTGGCTAAGAAAAGAAGAAAGAGAAAGTTATGAATTTAGTATTAAAATGCAAGAATCTTTCAAATCACTTTAACAATTCCCCCAACTTAACCCCCAAAGCCCCGGCGATACTGTTAAAAGTTATGAGTTTAGTTCCAAGAGTTTTACCGTTCTCGATATTGCAGACAATGGATGTTATAAGGTTTGCTTTGTACGCAAGGTCATGCTGCGCGATTCCTTTTGCTTCTCTTATCGCTTTGATGTTAGCGCCGATTTTGACTATTAATTCCTCGTTAGTAAGTGCCATAAATTATTTTTCATCAAAAGTAGGTTATTTAATTTGATATATCCAAAAGGATAATTTACATTTGTCGGGTAAGGTAAATGGTTTTTTGTAATTGAGGGTAGCGTCGGACGATTTTGTCCGACGCTTTTTATTAGGCATGAATTTTGAAATACATAAATAACTTTTAAAAGCTAAACAAAATGAACGACGAAAAAGATTTATCAAAACTATCCGATTCAGAATTGGATAACCTGATCGAGTACGGAATTAATCAACAAGAGAATGTTCCTCGCCATGGTGAAGAATATCAGCATTTTTTAAACGTGGTTGCAACCGCCAAAGAAGAGAAAGCTAAGCGCGGTGGTGAAGATGCTCGTGTCCAAAAAGAAAGCTCTGAAATGAAGGACATTTCTGATAAAATTCAGGACACCAAAGTAGAAGAGCAGCCTTTATCAAAAGCGCCTAAGTTAAACGTTGCTAAGGACCCGACACCAAAGCAAAAGAAAGACGCGTTGAAGAAAACTACGCCTCGACAGGTGGTATCGGATTCTACTCAAATACCGGCGGACAAGGTTAATCAGGGATTGCCTGGCGTAACTCCCGAGCAGGCGGAGACTACCCCTGAGAATAAGCAGTAAAAATTGTTGCCAAATAAAAATGCCACCCATTGCGAGGTGGCATTTTGTGTTTTAGACTTTTTCGGATTACGATGCAGCTATAATTGCGGCAGCGGTTTGAGAACAGATCAGTGTACCTGTGAATTTTTGGTTGCCAACGAAATAATCGATGTTTACCTGCGATTGACCGGTAGGGTTCGCTGAGTTTGAATAGGTCGCTACGCCCTGAATTCGGCCCGAAGGAAGTCCAAATACAGGAGATGGAGATGCGGTTGTTGGGGTGTTGCCCGGGTAGTTTGCTGGTGCTGCAAGCACGTTTACGCTTTGTAAAATAGCCATTTGATTAAAATTTATTTATGAATATTTATGTTAATTAGACCCAAAGATAGTATTTATTCAGAAATATTATTTACGTTTGAAAAGCGAAACAATAACACCCATGAACCAAAAGACATTTAAGACTTTCCTGCAACCCATTTCATGCCAGTGTTTGTTTCGCAATAAATCTTCATGGGGTTGCGGGATTATTAACTTTTTATGGCAGCAATAGCAGTTTGCGTTCATTCTACAGAGGCCAATGACCGGCTTAAATACACCAAAGAATCTTTGATGTCGCTTGTTGATACGGTTGATTTTAACAAGCATAAGATTTTTATAATTAACAACCGGTCATCCGACGAGTGCGCGGATTTTTTGAGTTGGTATGCTCGAAAGGGATATGCTTCTAGGTATTGGAACCTAAAAGAAAACATTGGCACGGCACGAGGTATTAACCTGGCAATCAAAGAACGTTTGCCGGGAGAGGTGGTGATTAAATGCGACGACGATGTTTTATTTCATCAATCAGGATGGGTTGAAGAACTTGAACAGGGAATTGCGGAGCGAACTGAAATTGGAATCCTTGGGTTAAAGCGTGACGACGTGTATGGAGAGTTTACAGAGGATGGTAAATACTTGGTCTGTGATGACATTATGGGCACCTGTACGGCGTTTAATCCTACTCTACTTGATAAAGTAGGTTTTATTCTTCAGCCGTCTGTATATGGTTTCGACGATGTGATTATGTCGGCCCGTTCAATTGCGGCTGGATTCAAAAACGCATTTTTACCACACATTAAAATTACCCACCTTGACGACGGAAAGAACCCTTATTGCGATTGGAAGAAACGTGAAGCCGCGCTGTATCTTAACGAGGTGTCAAGTTTGATAAATCTTTACAAAACAGGAAAACTAAACCCATACGATAATGGCGAATAGAATAAAAGTGATAACAGTCACATCGGACCTGGAAAACCAAGGGTTCCACTGCCTGATTGCCTCTTTGCAAAAGTTTGGATGGGATTATGACGTTTTAAAAGTAGAATGGCGCGGATTTGGAACGAAGATAATTGAAGTGTACTATCATCTTAAAAACCATCCCGAAATAGAGCAGTTTGTTTTTTGCGATGCCAACGATGTGGTTGTGTTGGGGACTGAGGAAGAGTTTGCAAAAAAGGTTCGTGGTTTAGATGGCCCGTTATTTTCAACCGAGCGCGGGTGTTGGCCGGATGAAAAACTTCGGGACAACTATCCAACGCAATACGACCATGGGTTTAATTTCTTGAATAGCGGTTTGTATTATTATCAGGCGGATCAATTTATAGAAATGGTAGAAGTCGGACAGCCAACTTATGTCATGGATGACCAACGGTGGTTTACGCGGCTATATCTTTTGGAAAGAAATATAATTCTTGACAATAATTGCGAAGTGCTGCAGTGCTACAGCTTTATCCAGGAAGATGATTTTGGCTACGATAACAATCGTCTGAAAAATTTAAAGACCGGAACACAGCCAATTTTTGTTCACGGCAATGGAAGAACTGATCTTACAAAAGTTTACGAGTTACTAAAATGAGCGTACAAACATTAACAGAACATTGGGAAGATAACCCTAATTGGCACTCAGCGGTAAACAACGAGTTTATTAAAAAAGTCAATGAGTGCGATTGGATGAAAGCGCACCGGGATTTTATTGAACAAAACGCGTTTGGTTTTGGTGAGCGTTCTTTCCATTGGCTGTGGAAGATGCTTGTTGATGAAATGCCACCGTCTTTTAGCTTCTGTGAGGTAGGAGTATTTCGAGGGCAGGTATTGTCATTGGTCAAGATGTTATCGTCCGCTATGGGCGGCAAAATAGCCCGATATGGCATTACACCACTTGATACCTCTGACGGTCATTGGGAAAGTGACTATCGCGCAGATATTGAAAGATTGCACGACACTTTCTTTATCCCGAAAGACTACGTTATTTATCATGGACTTAGTACCGACAAAAAGATAATCGCGGAGGCTAAAAATACAGCGCCATACGATATTGTCTACATTGACGGTGGGCATACGAAAGACGTAATTGATGCTGATATGATAAACTACGCGCAAATGGTTAAGCGAGGTGGATACCTGGTTATTGATGATTGCTGTAACGATCTTAACGAACCGTTTGGTTACTTTCAGGGGATACAGCCGGTTACGGATAGCGTCAACGAATACATGGCGGGTAATAACCAATTCCAATTTTTATTCAACGTGGTCCACATTAAAGTTTTCAAACGCTTATGAAGAAAGTTCTATATTTTGATTGGTTCTCAGGCGGGACAGAGTATTATCGGCTACTACCTTTGAATTACCTAAATGGCCCCGGCATCCAGTGCACCTGCAGCAACGAGTGCAACATTACGTTTATGACGTTATCTGGTTATGATGTGTTGGTGCTCACACGACCTACTACGGAAATATCTTTAAATGTAATAAAGATGGCGAAGGATATGGGAATCAAGGTAATTGCTGACTTTGACGACGATGTGCTGCATGTTGATATCTATAACCCAATGTACGGGCCGTATCAGCAAACCATGCAATTCACCGTTGAATGCCTTTCTTTATGTGATGAGATATGGGTAACTACCGATGCGCTAAAGAAAGCGTTTCGTCTTTACAACAAAAACATTGTAGTAATCCCTAACGCGCACAATGATTACATATTCCCGGTATCTAAAAAGCGCCAATTCAACACCAACAGTAAGGTGGCTATGTGGAGAGGCGGAGACAGCCACGAGGGAGATATGTACGACATAGGTGTTCCTGAAAAGATAATTGAAATGGTGAATGAGAATACCGACTGGACGTTTTACTTTATTGGGCAGCGGTTTAAATACCTGGAAAAAAGATGTGGAGATAACTACATTGCGATGAGTGGTGCTTCGACCATACAGTTTCACCACATGGTGAATAATTTAAACCCTAATGTTTTCTTTTATCCCCTTGCCGACACCCTGTTTAACAAAGGTAAAAGCAATATTAGTTGGCTGGAAGCAACGTATGCAGGCGCTCATTTTGCGGGAAACAAAAACCTTGATGAGTTTTCATTCTCCGCTATAGAGCGATTCGATGAATTGCCACAAAGAATAAAATGGGACCAACGTGAGTTATTTAAAGAGATGCACGAAATATCTTGGGCGTACATAAAAGAAAATCTACTATTATCAACAATCAACAAATTACGCGAAGAACGAATTTTGAATATATGAAAGGAACTTGCATAGGAAAGAAACTCTACGTTCGGTTTGACCCGGACCACAATAAAGTATTTGAACTTGGCGATACAGGTGTTAAGTTAATACGTCCCGACCAGTGGTTGCACCGCGATGAGGAAGGTAAGCAGACGTTTCAAGAAAACACAAACTACCTTGAAACAAAGCCCCAGGTTTGCGAAGTGTTAATGGCTAATGATAATTATCCCTACAAGGTTGGGGACAAACTTTTCTGTCATTACATGGCTTATGAAACCGCGCAGAATGGGGATATAGTGACCTATGAGGGATTATTGATGCCGAGTATGTAATCTTTACCATAATGCCAGATGGGTCGTTTAAAATGGCTGAAAAGGTCTTTCTCGGTGAGAGAGTGATAGAAGAAGACGAAGTAACGCCATCGGGTATCATATTTAACTGGAATCATGATCGACCAAAGCCGATGCAGGTAAAGTTAACCCATGTTTACGGGAACCAAAGCAAAAAGTCACTTTTTGAGTATGGTGAAATACAGCCGGGCCAAACGGTATTTACCATAGATGATTACCAATACGTGTTCACCTACAAAAATAAAAAACACGTTATGCTCAGGGAGCATGAGATAGTAGCAATAATGAAATAATTTATGGCAAAGAAACCATACATACGGGTTGTTAGGCGAACGCCTACCGGTAGGATCAAGATACAGGAAACGATCATTGAGAACCCGCCAAAAAACACACGGATAGAGTATAGGGGGAAGAGCACGAAGCAAATTAAAGAAGAAGTAATTCCGGCTTTGAAATATGAATTGTCTCAACAGTACCATATCATACGTGGACTTAGGATCAGGATGACAACCATGGAGAAGCGGACGAACGAACTAAATAAGGAATACAAAGAAAAACTAAAAAAAGACTATAAAGACCTTGTTAAAAAGCACAACAGGGAATTTCGGTCTGTGTTAGCTAAAAGAGTAACGGAAGAAATCAAAAAAAGGTTCGATTATATTCGTATTAAAAAAAGTAAAATAATAGATGGGGCATTGATTCAACCCTGTTTAAATGTAATTGGAAAGAATCACGGGTTAACAGACATGCAATTTACTTTTGCCATATTGCTTGTGATTTATGGGAAAATGACAGTTCGCGATATTGCGATGTTCGGGTATAAGGAAAAAATTTTAAGGCAGTCGGTAGAAACGGTTGTTGAAAAAGGATATATTAATAAATTTTTAGGTGAAGGTAATCGCATGTATTTTACAGCCTCTACAAAAGCCATAGCCGCGGTTGCGGAACTTAAAATCTTATATAGTAAAACGGTAGCAAAAGAAATTCAAACAGATGCCTACAAAAAAAGAACAATCAGCTTTAGCAAGTACTAATGGCGTAGAGGACTTATTGACTGAGTTGAAGTCGATATGTGGTGTTTATGCGGCGGATATAAAAATGATCCGCGAACAAAAAGATGGGCGTGACGGAAGTAACCTGGTATTGCTTGGGAAAAAAGGCTCGGACCAATCATTTCAAAAAGTGATGACGTTATTTGCAAATGTTTCTAAAATCAAGGAACTTAACAAGGAGGCGGTAGCTAAACCGGCAAAAGAAAACGCACTATTATCGCCAACGATTATTACCGAACTTGAGCAGGAAGAGTTTACGGATGATGGTCCAAAAATGAGCACTATACAAGACTTTGCACTAAGTAAGATAAAAAAGGACTAAGTTTGCTTTAGTGTATGACAGAGATTGAACTTAAAAAGGCTATTGATTCATTTGTACGAGTGCGTGACATCGGCGAAATAACCGTTTACATGCCCGAACCGCCGAGCGACTATAAGAAAATAGCTAATTGGGACAAACCTCAAAAAGAGCAGAAGTTTTACTATACTCCTCAGCCACCGCGACACGGCTCTCCTCCTGATAGTTTCCTTAAACAAGAGTTCACCCGGTTCCAAAAGGGCTACTGGTTCTTTAACAATGGAACCGTAGAGTGGCTTACACCTTTCCATTACTTTTTTCTGAACTATTGGACAGATAAGGGTAAGCAAATGAAATTCATCGATTCTCAAAGGGAGGTTGCCATTTGGATATGGCAAATCGAGTTGATGGATAGCATGATGGGGGGTAATTTAGTATCTAACCGGAGGTTTGGTAAAACTGTTTTCGGTACCGGATGGGCTTATTTCCGTACAACAACCAACGCGTTTCACCGCTGCGGGATGCAATCAAAAACCAATGCGGATGGTAAGTTGGTGTTTAATAAACTTATCAAATCATGGCAGAAATTGCCGTTTTGGTTAAAGCCGGTCGATAGCGGGGAAACAAGGCCAGCAACCGTATTGGAGTTCTCTGAGCCGCGTACAAGATCTACAAGCAAGGATAAAAAAGTTTACGAAGAAGTACTTGATTCATCTATTGATTACCGGGCATCGGAAGAAGATGGGTACGACGGCGACGAGTTGCATACTTATTTTGAAGATGAAACCGGTAAAACTATCCAGGTTAATACGGACACCCGTTGGGGGGTAGTTCAATACTGTATGATGATCGGCTCTGAAATAGTCGGAAAAGCCATCAGGACAACTACCGTGGAAGAGATGGAGCGTCGCGGGGGTAAGAACTTTAAGAAAACATGGGACGACAGCGCAATTAAAACACTGAACGAGGCGACGGGCAGAACAAGTTCAATGCTTACCAATTTATTTATCCCTGCTGACTATGGACTAAAGGGCGTTCACCCTAAATCTAAAATTCCATTTGTTGATGAATTTGGTATATCGAACAGGCGGCTTGCTGCTGATTATATCATATCAACATGGGAAGGGCTTAGTGAAGATAAATTAAAAGCGGCCCAACGTAAAAACCCATTAACCATTAAACACGCTTTCCAATTAGCTGAAAATACAGGCGCGTTTGACCAAGAGGTATATGATAGGCTTGATGACCAAAAAGGATATCTTGATGGAACTGATATTACCGGGAACGTTGCGCCAAAGAACCTTCGCAGGCGTATAACATTCTTCCGTAATGAAATGGGGCTGATTGAGTGGAAGGACGACGACAAAGGCTATTCAAGCATCGTTTGGGACTTCCCTGACCCAAAGTACTCAAATGCGAGAAAACTGGCTGAGATGTCTCTATATTCGCCTCTAAACGCTGATTCTTTTGCGGGGGGGTGTGACCCTTTTGCGGCGACTATCGTAACTGGCCCCGGTTCTATGGGGGTGCTTTATATTTACAGAAAAGGCGACCCGTTAGATCCGGACAATAGTGCAATGTTTGTTTGCCGGTACGCGCAGAGGACACGACTAAAAGCCGACTTCCACAAGAATGTAATGATGATATGCCAGTACTACGGGTGTAAGGTTAATTACGAAAGCGATGTGGATGATTATTATGAAACATTCCTTCAAAACGGCTTTAAGAACTACGTAATGTGGAGGCCAAAGTGCAGTATAGACCCGTCGCGCAAGAACGTGACCATTAAGTATGGTACGCCATCAAAAGATGCCTACGCACTGCAAAAACACTATCAAACACTTGTTGAATACATCCTGGCCCACTGGCATAAAATATATTTCATCGAACTGATTGACCAATTAATTGAATACGATCATGAGGATAGAACAAAATCCGATGATGTAATTGCGGCAGGTATGGCCCTATTGGGTGGCTTTCAGGGGACGGTACTTGCCAAAGATAATCGGTCGCAATGCTTTGTTAAATTTAAGAACGCTCAAAAAGACACAAATAGTAAGTACTTTAGGGGAGGATTTGCTGATTTAAGCGCGTATCATACAGAATATAAAGACTAATGAAATATAATATATCTTTGTGAGGGTTATAAAATAAAATATCAAAATGCTTGAAGTCACCTCTGCTGTTAATCCAATAGCCTCCGACAATGAAAGGGATAGCCCCGAGTACGGGCTTAAATTATTAAAAGCCGCAGTAGCGAGGTGGAACCTTGGCTATAACAAAGAGTCCAGGCTACAACGAAAGGCGAGGTTTGATTACAACAGGTCTTATGGGCTTGGAAAGTATGATATGACCGAGTTTAAGGACATCCTTGACCTTGATGGAGAGTATTCTGTAGTCAACATCCCATACGACTGTTTAACTATCTTAAAACCGTTCTTAAACCGTTTAAAAGACCGGTACTTACAGCGTGATGAGATTATTCAATGCAGCGCGGTTGACCCATTTGTGCAGGGAAAAAAGAAAAGCGCAAAGGACTCGGCAATATTTAAACTCAAACAGGCGAAAGAGATACAGATGGCTCAACAGGAGGCCGGTGTCCAGTTGGAAGAGTTTAATGAAGGTGATCCGCAAAGCGAATCTGAAATCGATGTAGAGTTTGGTTTCAATTACAAAGAACGCGAAGAGGTTATAATGGAAAACCTTATCAATATCGTGTTCTACGAAAATGAGTTCTTCACCGTGATAAAAGACCGATTGTTAGATGATTTGATCTATTGCGGATACGCGGGAACCAAGACCTATATTGATGGCATGGGCCGGATTAAAATACGATTCATTAAGCCTGAAAATGTTATTACTTCTTACTGCGAGTGGAATGATTTTCGTGACTGGCAGTATTTGGGCGAGATGTACTACATGAGCATCATGGAAGTGCGTTTGAAGTATCCAGGTAAAATAAGCGAAGAGCAATTATACCGATTGTCTCAAACGCTTGTTGGCAAATATGGAAATCCCGGCACCCGATGCGAGTGGGCACCAGCTTATCAATCGGCTTTGGCAAGGCCATACGACGCGTGGCGCGTACCTCTGTGTGAACTATCCTTTAAAACACTATACAACGTAGAGAAAACGGTAATTACTGACAAGTTCGGCAAAAAGGCAATTGTTAGTGATGTTACCAATCCGAATGCTGATGTGAGCAAAGTTAAAAGCGCCCCGTATTATGTTGAATACACCGGGGTTTATATTGTCGATACGGACTACTTGTTAGAGTGGGGCTTGTCTAAAAACATGGTTAAGCCAAATCTTAACCTGGAAGAGATTGTTTCACCGTACACGCTGTATATGTACGACAATACCGAAATGGCGAATAAGCCAATGATAGAAATGCTTATCCCGGTATTAAAAGAAATGCAACTTTACAAATTGCAGCAATTGAAAATAGTAGCAGCGGCGGCTCCAGATGGGTATGATATCGATGTGGCTTTAATGAGCGATATTAGTTTGGATGGCGGGGCTACTACGATGACACCTACGGCGCTATACGAGGTGTATAAGCAAACGGGTATCCGCTATTTCAAGTCTATTCCGGATGAGGGTATAGAGGGTGGACAGCGCCGCGTACCGATCAACGCCAACAACGTTCCTTTTTCATCTAAACTTGAAGAACTATCTAACCTTTACAACGCGGGTTTGATGACCATTACCAATATTGTGTCGAACGAACTGGACGCGGGGAATATTCGCAACCAAGCCGTAAGCCAAGAAGTAGTTAGACAGGCAAAAGAAACAGGTGAAAGCACCTCGAATTATCTTTACAATTCTGTATTGAACATTACCAAA